GCATTAAATAAAATTATAAAAGAAGACAAAATTGAAATTGTCGGAGATTATAAAGCAGTTCAAGTTAGGACTGCTACTGTGATTGAAGAAGATGGTGTTGAACTATCAAGATCTTTTCATCGTCATGTAGTAAATCCAGGAGATGATCTTTCAGAACAAAGTGCTGAAGTACAAGCAATTTGTAATACAGTTCACACACCTGAACTTATTGCTGATTGGGAAGCACATCTAGCATCACAGCAAGAACAAATAGTGAACAACGAAAGTTCTGTAGAGCCTAATTCAGGAGAATAATTAATAATGACTAAAGCAAGAAGTTTATCAGATTTTATAGAGTCAGATGGCTCAGTTACGCTTGTAGATAATCAGAAGATTAAAGTCGGTACAGGTAATGATCTTGAGATCTATCATGATGGTTCTAATAGTTATATTAAAGATGTAGGTACAGGAAGATTAACACTACAGAGTGCTACTGACTTTTTAGTAGCAAATACTACGAATACACAAAATTACATATACGCTCAAGAGAGTGGTTATGTTCGTCTTTATCATTCAGGCTCAACAAAATTAGAAACAACCTCAACAGGCGTATCTGTTACAGGTACTATAACAGCTAGTGGGTTAGTTTATCCGTCATCAGATGGCACAAACGGACAAGTGCTTACTACTGATGGATCTGGTAATTTATCTTTTAGTACAATAAGTGGTTATACAGATAGTGATGTAGAAACTTATTTAGATGGTGGAACAGCAACCCCTGTATTTAGTAATACAGAGATTAGTGGAACAATCAAACTTGATGGTAATTATCCAACTGGTTCTAATAACGTAGCTTTAGGTAGTGGTGCTCTGGAAAGTCTCACATCAGGTGCAGGAAATACGGCAGTTGGTAGTTTAGCATTAGATGCTAATACGTCTGGAATCCAAAATACTGCTGTCGGTTATTTAGCAGGTACGTCTATTAGTACAGGAAACTACAATACTGCGATTGGAGTTGTTGCACTACAAAATTACAACGTAACAGACTGTGTCGCTATAGGTGCTGAAGCCTTAAGAGATTGTCAAGGTAATCGTAATATAGGAATAGGTAATGAAGCTGGTCGTTACGCTACTGGTGCTGATAACGTAATTATAGGTGATTTAGCTGCAGATGCTTCTGGCTTTAGTGGTAGTAACAATGTTGGTATTGGTTCACAGGCTTTAGGTAAACTCACTACAGCTATATATAACACAGCAGTTGGTCAAAATGCTTTAAAAAGTAACACTACAAGCGGTTCTAATACTGGTATTGGTTCAAGAGCATTAGAAGATTGTACTGCTGGTTTAAATACTGCTGTAGGTGATGCTGCCTTATTTAATCTAACTACAGGTACTAATAATACTGCTGTAAGTCAATGTGGATTGAATTTGACAACTGGAACTCATAATACTTTTATGGGGATTAGTTCAGGTAATGCTATTACTACTGGTTCTAAAAATGCTATTTTTGGTAGTTTTACTGGTAACTCAAATGGCTTAGACATAAGAACCTCAAGCAACAATGTAGTTCTTTCAGATGGTGATGGTAATCCTAGACTTTTTGTTACTTCTGACGGTAAAACTAATATAAATAGTGTTGATACTACTCCTAGAGGTATATTAAACGTAAGTGGTGCAGTTTCTAATGCTGTAACAACTGTTCTGTCTTTTGGTGATATGGGTGCAAGAGGTACTGGAACAGCACAAGCTATAGATTTTGTTATGGGACGTCCTGGTTTTATTTCTGAAGACCTCTGTGGTTCTATACGAGCTGTCTGCTCAGCAAGTAGTGCAACAACTGCATCACATGGAATAAGCCTTGAGTTTCATACTGCCGCTGGTTCTTCTCAAAATAGGCTACTGAAACTACACGCTACTGGTAGCACAACTCAATTTAGCACAGATGAAATACCAACATATGGTAATCCACCAGTATCAAACGCTATTGTAATAGGCCCAACAGGTGCATCAGGTAATGTAAATGGTGGTCTAACTTCTGCTTGTGCTTTATACAACAGAAATGGTGAATTAATTGCTACAGATGCTTCTCTTAATAATACACAGCTTACACCGCATAACTGGGGATTAATATCTGAAGGGCCTTCGGAAGAATTAGCTTGGACTTATTGGTCACAAAGACCAAAAACAGACGACCCAGACACATTTCAAACAATAAATGTAGATATGGCAAAAGTTGCGAGAAAAGTAGAAGATTTAATTGGTGAAAAATTAGTTTATACAGAAAATTCTAATATGGACGACCATACACATCAAACCATAATATCTGATATACAAAGTACATTAGCAGATTTAACAACTAGGATAGAAAACCTTGAAGGATAAAGAAGTACAAATTAATTTTAGAATGGGTGCTTTACCATCTGTTTATATACTGGAAGCCACAATGCCAGATAAAATCATTGATGATGTTAATGATTATATGGATGAATATAAAGAAAACAAAAACAAAAATTTTTATTCTGATAAACTTGTAGGACAAACACATAAAGGCGAACAACTTTTGTTAGAACATAATGACCCTCGTATGATTGATTATTGTAATCTTATTATGATGCTTTCATCAGAATATATTAAACAATATACTGAAAAAGGTAATCAAATAGATAGTCTAAAAAAAATTGAGATAAAAGACACTTGGTCTGTGCATAGTTACGAAGGGGATTACAATCCACTACATGACCATAATACGGATTCAATTATGGGTATATCTACTACAGCATGGACAAAAGTACCGCCACAAATAGGAGCAAAAGCACACGCAAATACAGACAGTTATTCTTTATATAATGAAAGTGGACACTCAGACGGATGTATAACTTTTCAATATGGTAAAACATCTGCATTTGATACTAAAAGATTAGTACCTTCTCAATCATTTGATGTAACTCCAGAAGTAGGTAAGTTACTTATTTTTCCTTCTTGGCTACAACACATGGTTTATCCTTTTAAAGGTAAAGGCGAAAGACGAACAATCGCATCCAACTTAAATTGTTGGGATGTACAAACAACAAAAACAGAAGCCTTAGAAGCATAATAGGAGAATAATATGGAACAAACAGTAAGCGAAGTCTTAACAGCAGCAATGGATAGCGTAAACTTAATTAACGAAGTAAACGCTGGAACTTGGAATGTTGAAGGCATGGAGCAATCAGAAATTAACGATATGATACAAAGAAATGTAGATCATTTAGAAATTGTTTTAGCCTATGCACCTGTTGATGAAGATGATGATACCCCAGATGTAGCTGGTAGTTCAGATGATAAAACACCTTATACAACTGCGATCTCAACTGGTAAATCCTACCTTGCAACCTAGATTTTAATTGAGTTGAAACAGTAAATACTGTATAATTAAGGGAGACAAATACTAGCGATGAAGTAGAGTATACATAGGATCTCTACTCATAATGTCCCCAACACATAAAGAACAATATAATTCACTTGTCGTAGATGGATTAAAACTCTTTGGGTTATCTAACTTTCACAGGAATTATACTTTAAAGGAGTTCACGAATTATTTTCTGTACCCTTTAAGCCATAAAAAGATTCGATTTTTTTATGAAGGTAAAGTGCCGATAGGATTAGTTACTTGGTGCTTTTTATCTAATGAAAAATCAGAAGCCTTCTTCAAAGATGAGTATGTCATTCAAGAAGAAGATTATAGAGCAAACGAAGGCGATAAACTTTGGTGTATAGAATTTATAGCACCATTCGGAGATGCCTTAAAAGTTGCTAGGGGAATGCAAGAACATTTCCGAAACCTTTACCCAGGTAAACACAAAACAAGTTGGAAACGATTTGGAAGACAAGAACAACATGGGAAAGGATATTTTTAATTAGGATAATTTATTATGGGATCTAAAAAAACTACTAATGTTACTAATGAAACAGGTTTGGGAGATGACCAATTTACTACTCTGTCCGAAGGACAAGAAGGCATTAGTGGTCAAGTTACAGACCTAAGTACAAATATTGATACGAGATTTGATACTGTAGACGATACGCTTGACTCAGGCTTTCAAGGAGTTGGCGATCAACTTGATACAGTAGGAGATACTCTAGGAACTCTAGGTACAGATATGTCTACAGGCTTCGGTAATGTCCAAGCCGATATATCTGGATTAGGCACAGACATGACTCAAGCCTTTGAGGGTCAAGCTGAAACAATTAATACAGGATTTGACACTCTAGGAACTCAAGTCGGAAATGAAGCATCTGCTATTACAGCTAATGTTGATACTCGTACAGGAGAATTAAGCGACCAAATAGGTACAGGATTTACTAACGCTGCAACTGCTATGGATACAGGCTTCACAGGGCTTACTGATGTAGTTACTACAGGTAATACAGCTCTAGGAGATCAACTTGCAGCGACAGGTGATGCGTTAGGTAAACAAGCAGAAGCTGGGTTTGGTGCTGTAACTTCTAATTTAGATGATGCCAAAGCTGCAATCATAGCTGGTCAAGGTGATATGACAACCTTGATAGAACAGTATGGTGGTAACTTAGATGCTTACGCTACTTCGTTACTTGAAGGACAAGCTAGTGCTCGTGAGCAAGTAGGAACTCTACAAACAGGTTTAGATGACTTCGCTTCTCAATACGCAGATGATTACACACTCGCTGCTCAACAAAGAAATGAACTTCAACAAGGTATCCAGGGTGGATTTAATCAAGCAGCAGAACAAGCTGGTCAAATAGCAAATGCTGCTGCAACAGAAAGAATGAATTTATCTCAAGGTCTAACAGATCTTGGAGCAGGTCAATCAGCTATCGGTGATACTATTGGTTCAGGCTTTAAAGGTGTTGGACAAGCGATTAGAGACTCTGAAGGTAATATCGTAGGACAAACAGTACAAAGTGCTCAGAACCTAGATACTGCTATTAGAGATGCTGAAGGAAATGTTATTTCTGAAACAGCTAATTATGTTCAAGACGCAGAAGGTAATATCATTGGGGTACAAAACAAAACCTTTACAAGAATAGCTAAAGAACTTGCTGTAGGTTTTGATGATGGTTCTCAAGAGACATTAGCAGCTAAGACAGATTTTAATAATAGACTAAGTGGAATTAAAAATGTTCTTAACACTCAAGGCGATCAATTAAGCGATAATCTAAGAGACTCTTACACAAAACTATCAAGTTCATTTGATGAGCAAGGAAAACTAATTGCTAACTCAACAGACAGTTTTGGTAACAGGATTTCAAGAGCAATAGATGCTCAAGGTAATCTACTAATAGCTACCTTTAATGAGACAGGTGGAAAACTAGACCAACAATCTCTCAGCATCAATCAGATGATGGGTCAAATGGAACAGTTTGGTTATCGACCTGGTTCTAACATAAACATGGGAACTCTGTCCCCAGCAAGTCGTAGAGCCGAAGCTGCTTATGTTCAATCTGGAAGAGGTCTTATGACACCTTTCACAAGGACTAGAGAGGTAGCCTAAAGAATATGGCAGAGGAAAATAGACTCCATAGGATCGAGTTAAAGCTCGACAAACTAGCAGAAGCAGTAGTCCAACTAGCAAGAATGGAAGAACGATTAGTTACTTTATTTAATCGTATGGATAGTTGGGAAACTCGACAACTCAAACTCGAAGCTCGTGTTGATGAAATAAAAACAGAAGTACGAACAAACAAAAGTGCAGTTAATTTTGGGGAAAGATTATTTTGGGTTGTTCTTACAGCATTAGTAGGAACGCTATTTTGGTTCTTTAGAACCTAAAGGAGTTTATTTTATGACTAATCTGAAGATTTCCCCTTCAGGCATTAACCTCGTGAAGAAATTTGAGGGACTGCACAAACAAACAGCCGAAGGCGATGTAAGAGCTTATAGATGTGTAGCAGGACGCTGGACATTAGGTTGGGGCCATACCAAAGGCGTAAGGTCAGGTATGAGAGCTACTATAGAGCAATGTGAAGAATACTTGTTAGAAGATCTAAGAGAAGTAGGACAGTACATTAACGCACTTGTAGAAGTACCTCTTAACCAAGCTCAGTTTGATGCTTTAAGTTGTTTTATTTTCAACCTTGGCGTTGGGAACTTTAAGAAAAGTACACTCCTTAAAAAATTAAATAACGGAGAGTATGACGAAGTTCCTGCTCAGTTAATGAGATGGAATAAAGCTAGGGTAGAGGGAGTACTTACTTCTCTTCCTGGATTGACAAGAAGAAGATCAGCAGAAGCTGCTCTATTTAGTATGTCAGCCCCACTTGCTTCAGAAGACAATGGCGAAATGATGCCACAGAAGATTGAAGAAAGTGTTGAAGAAAAAAGTTTTTTTGGGAGATGGTTTAATAAATGATTGATAAGCTAATAGAACCTGTAAGCGATATTGTTGGCAAGTTTGTCAAAGATAAAGACTTACAAGCTAAACTAGATCATGAGCTACAGACTTTGTTTCATCAAGCTAATTTAGCTCAAATAGAATTACTTAAAGAAGACGCTAAATCTAATAATTGGTTTCAAAATTCTTGGCGACCCTTTGTGGGGTGGATATGTGGCGTTGCCATGTTGTACCACTTTATCTTACAACCTCTCCTTCACACAGTTTTAACAGCTTCAGGATTGCAAGTAGCATTACCTGATTTTGAGTTTTCTCAGCTTTCTACAATCCTAATGGCAATGCTCGGAATGAGTGGTTTGCGTAGCTATGAGAAGACTAAAGGAGTGCATGGTAAGTAGAGATGGTGAAACAGGCATTAACTGAAAATTCTAATCTAACAGTTAGCCTAAGTTATTTAGCACAAATAATCTGTGCTATCATTGCAGTAGTTTATACATACACCACTCTTACAGCAGAGATAACGCAAATAGAAAATCAAGTTGCGTTGATAAAAGATGATGTAAAAGAAGTCCAGACATGGACAAGAGAGTGGGAGTCAGGGGGAATTTTACCTCTTGATGTAGAGCAAAATCAAAAGATTTTATATTTAGAAGAAGAAGTTGCAAGACTACATGAGCAACTTTACGGAATAAGATAATAATGGCAGTACAACAAACACAAAACCCTAATGATGATTCAGTTGTAGGAGATCCTAATGCTCTTCCTAAACAAGGAGAAGCTGGTTCAGATCAGCAAATGTTTATAGAGAATACTGATACTATGTCTCCTGAATATGACGCTGAAGGAAACGAAATTGGGGTATCTGACGCTAGTGTTCCAGGGACTGTATCTCCATTAGATGTAACAGGAAGTCAGGTAGTAGGTAACTCAGGTATAGACCCAACTAGATTGGCAGGAGATCTTGTAGGAGACCCTGGACAATTCATGCAAGGAGATATGACTCTTGCTGATAAAGTTGAAGGTATTGACCCTAATACTCCTGGGACAAATATAGATGGCACTAATTTTGGAATGGACGCAGATGCTTTATCTGTGACTGCCACAACAGGAGTAACTGATACAGCTAACAATGTAACAGAAACAGACGCTAGAACTTATACAGCAGAAACAGCATTCGATAGAGTAGCTGCTCAAGATATGGACGCTGCTCAAGGTGAAGTTAGTGATGAAGCTATTATTGATGCTTCTGAGATTGAAGGAGATGTAGACGCTCTTGAAGAAAGAGTAAGTGGTTTTGCTAATCAAAACATTTCTAATGTAATTGATACATCTACTATTGCAGGTAAATTACTTGCAGAAAAACTAGGGGAAGGAAACTACACAGACGCTAAAGCTACAGTCAAAGGACAGATGGATATTCTGTCAGCAGAGTTTGTAGACGCTAATGGTAATCCTAAGATACCAACATGGGCTGCTGGAAGTGCTAGAGCAGTCTCTCGTATGATGGCATTTAAAGGAGTTACAGGTACTGCTGCAACAGCAGCGATGGCTCAAGCTATTATAGAAGCGTCCTTACCTATTGCACAAGCTGACGCTAAGTTCTTTCAAACAGTTACTTTAGAAAACCTAGATAACAAACAACAATCGATTATTAATACTGCTAACATCGTAGCTAAAATGGAATATGCTAATTTAGATGTTAGAGAGTCTGCTGCTCTAAATAATGCAAAGAGTTTCATGCAGATGGATCTCACAAATTTAGATAACGAACAAAAGGCGAACATAATAAATAATCAAGGTAGAGTACAAAGTATTTTAGAAGATCAAAAAGCAATAAATGCTCAACGATTATTTACTGCCGACAGTCAAAACGACTTTATCAAATTCTACAGCAATCTTAATTCAAGCATTGATATGTTCAACACAGAGCAAGTCAACGGAATGGAAAGATTTAATGTAGATCAACTTAATTCAGTAAATCAGTTTAACGCTAATTTAGAGAACTCAAGAGAACAATTTTATAAAGATATGCAATATAATATAGATCTAGCTAATACAAAATGGCGACAGTCTATAACTCTGCAAGAGAACGAACAACTCTTTGAAGCTAACGCTAGAGATGTTCAGAATATGTTTAACTTGTCTACCGAACAACTCAACAGAATTTGGGATAGATCAGACGCTCTTTTAGATTATGCGTGGAAGTCTAGTGAGAATGAGTTGGATAGAGAAACCAAGATGGCTCTAGCTAAGATGGAAATGGAATGGCAGAGATACTCAGCTAAACAGCAGAAAAAAGGAGCTATGTGGGAAGCTGTAGGTGGAATGGCTGCTGCTGCTATCGGCTTAATATAATAGGACACAAATATGGATTATAACAAATCAACTTTTGAAGGCGTAATTAGAAAATCTATTAAATCTTTTAAAGAAGGT